ATCTCCATTAGACCTATATAAACAATGTGAATTTTTAGATGAGTATTTATTAGATCATTCTTCTTATTATACCTTTAGAACTAGATACGCTGTTATGCGTAAAGCAAACTTTAATGGGAGATCAGTAGAAATTGTAGTAGGATATAAGAATCTTGGTGAATTGTCAGATAAGTTAAAACCTTTTTCTTATAGAGTATTAAAAGACGACTGTTTGGACCTACCTAAGAAAACCTTTATGAAAAGGGTCATTAGTTTAAGTGCCGAACAAGAGAAAGTCTATAAGCAAATGAAAGAAATGGCATTGGCCCAGTTAAATGGGAAATTATTAACAACTGCTAATGCATTATCTCAATTAATGAGATTACATCAAATTACATGTGGTCATTTTAAGGCTAATGATGGCTCAACTCAAACAGTTAAGAATAATAGACTAAATGAGTTAAGCGAGTTATTAGAGGAAGTAGAAGGTAAAGCGATTATATGGGCTCATTACCAATATGATGTTCAAACAGTTATAGACGCCATTAAGAAAGAATATGGAGATGACTCGGTTGTGGACTATTATGGGAAAACCCCTAATGAAGACAGACAGCCTAATATACAGAAATTTCAGTCCGACCCTAAGTGCCGGTTTTTGGTTGGAACCCCCTCTACGGGCGGCTATGGCCTTACATTGACGGCTGCTAGCACCATGATTTACTATTCTAATGGATATGACCTAGAGAAGCGTCAGCAGTCCGAAGCCCGAATTGACCGAATTGGACAAGAAAAACCTATGACCTATATAGACATAATATGTGAAGATACAGTTGATGAGAGAATTGTAAAAGCTTTAAGAAAGAAGATTAATATAGCAACTGAAATAATGGGTGAAGAGCTAAAAGACTGGATTTAATCTCAGAAAATGTAGGACTCGTACGCGTAGCGCGCTAGGATTTTTTATTCTACGACTTTGCCCCCGCTCCATTTCATTTCCGGTAAACCGTTTTCGTAAGATTTACCATCGTAAGTCAAAACCTGTTTTCTGTTTGCACCCTTTTCATTATAACTTACGTGGACCCAGCCCCCTGCGGGGTCGTCTTTTTTGTAGAACTCGAGAATCAATTGATCGAAGTCACAATTTGCTTGTATCCAATAAGCTGTTTGAATGTTAGGTACACCTGCTATTTCAAAGTCAACCGCCTGGCCTTTAGCATGCTGCGACGTTTTTTTGCTGCCGATCGCTTCGCAGAGCTCTTCGGATCTGTAACCAGAGGTAATAGTAATGGGTTTATCAAACTTCGCACGAACCGGTTCCAATATTTCATAACATACGTTCTCCAAATTTTTAATATCACCCGCTCCCGGATTATTATCAATCCCTTTACGAGTTGCTGTCATTGATTTAGTAAACTCTTCGAGTTTAAAATGTTTTGATAATTGCATGATTTAATTTGTGATTAATGTAAATATAACATAGGCCATACCTGTAATCAATGCACCAACAGATACTAATAGAATACTTTCCACTCTATTAATTTGGTGTTCTATTTTATTGATTTTATCATGAGTTTGTTTTTGCATAATCCTGCAAAGTTTTTCATGAGAATCAATTCGTTGTATAGCGTTTTGTTTAGCCATTAAGCAGTCGACCTCCTCTGTCTTAGACGCATTGCTTTTTCTTCGTTAGACAATAATGCATCGTCTATATATGTCAAGCCTGTATCTGGATTAATATTGCCTGGTAATGCTGCTGTTTTAACTACTTCTTCTGATACTTCTGCTGTTCGTATTGGTACACCACTAGGAATAAAAGACGTTTTATTTTTTTCTTTACGTAGTTTTTCTCTTTCGAGTCTTTTTTTCTCTAGTATTTGTCTATAATTTTTTCTTTTAATATTGAGTGGTATATTTAGTTCGTCCCCTAAAGTATGTGTTTTAATGCCTAGAGGTATATACCTCCATGATTTATAAATATTGTTTAATTCTTTTTCATTAAAGAATTCTGAAATTTTTATATTCGTTCCTTTTTCTCTATTCATCTCTGTAATTCTATTTTGGAAAGAGCCTGTTTCATACTCACCTTTGTCTGTAAATTGTTTTACATTAGGAATTTTTTTAGGATTAAATACACCGGCCATTAAATATCTTACATCATCTTTAGAAAATCCTCTGCCTGGTTCCTCTAAGATGGCTCTAATTTCCGATTCACTATAAAAAAGTTTCAGCGCTTGGATATCTTTATAGGTTTCAGTCCAGATTCTATATAAGTTTTTTTGTTGATCATCATATAGCTCATTAATATACACTGGAGCATAACCATTTTTAATTTCTATCCAATCAGCTTCTAATTTACTAGCATCCAAGGCTTCAGATCTAAATCTTCCTTTAGCAATTCTTAATTCTTTTGCTCGTGTTGCTATAGCAAAGTTAAAATTTCTAATAGGATCTATCTTAATAACACTAACCCCCGTCATTGCTTTTGTTACTTCTGTTTCTGGATCATAGGAAACAGCATGTTTAGAAACCTGTCCATTGAAAGCTTTTATAATTCGTTCAATATTTTGTAGGGTCGTAGGCATTAACTTATCGTACATATAAGTCATAGCTTTTCCCCAAGCTTTATCACGGTCGTTATTCCAATCTACAATAATACTTCCATTTTTAGTTACTGATTGATTGTTTTTATTTCTAAAGAATACATCGCTGAATACTTCCCATGCAATAGATGGGGAAACGAATGGTTGAATGGCTGCATAAGTACTCTGCAAAAATGAATCTATCCATACGTTATAAGCTTTCTCATCTGTGGTACCACCAGCTTGAATCATGTCATTCATTTGATGGAAGGGTCTTATGACATCATCATAAGGAATCATCTGGCTGTAATCAACTCCCCAAATAATCTTTTTCTCTTTGTCCCATTTAATAGGAAGAATAGTGTGATATTTTTGATACGCTGGTGCAAATCTTTCCTTCCATTTGTCTATCATTTCTCTTGGCACACCGGACATATATAATGCTGTGTCTAGTAGAACTGGTCCCATGATTCCTACAGTTGCTGTGTATCCCATCAATCTTCTAGCTCCCATTTGTCTAATGTATGGGTTGGTTGATTTCATTTCTTTTACTCCTCGTCTCATAATCTGGTAAGAGTTTCTCCACATTTCAGATGTGAAACCTACGAAGTTCCCCATGAAAGGAATTTTTCTTATGTTTCCTACTACTCTAGGCACCATAGAATAGTTTGGATAAACATTTCTAACTTGGATACCGGCTACTTCTTTAATAGCATCCTCTATAGTTTTTAAATTTCTTCCGTCTAATCCTGGTGTAGAAGAGCCTGCTTTAAATATATTCCATTCATATCCTTCTACTTCTCTAAAATATTTTTTAACATCGTCTAAAGTTTTGAATGCAGGTCTAAGTTGGGATTTGGTAAAATTATAACCAAACAGTTTCCAAATATTATCTCCTAGTTGATAGGCTTCAATAGATTTTTGGACCACTTTTCCAACTGTTCCTTTATTAGTAAACAACCATTCAAATATTTGATCAGAAGTTCTTCCAATTCTTTCATCAGTCGCTCTGACACCAGCATCTAATAATTCTCCTACTTTACCACTAGCTTTTATTTTTCTAAAAGATGTGGAACTTGCACCCATTAATTCTGGAATTACTTTTTCTAATTCACTCGCAATTGTAGAAGAGTCGAGTGCGCCTGCTTCTAGTCCTTCTTCTAAAAGTTCTCGAAGCGCTTTAGGATCATCTGTTTTACCAATTAACTCTTTGAATAACATATTAAAGTCATCGGCGACAGAAGCACCTGCTCCCATGTGACCGTTAGCCATAGAGAAAGCTGCAGCTGTTGTGATGTTTCTCATTTGAGTCATCAAAGATAAAACTGTTTTATTAACTTGAACGCCTGCTTTAATGGCTAGCATACTTTTAAAGAAAGGAATCTTTAAGAGCGTATCCATTAATACCGTATTGTCGCTAATAGATTTAGCCATTGAAGGTAAAGCTACCATTTCAGATCCATCGGCGTTTCTAAAAATTCCTTCAAGATCAGCGTTGTAAAGTTTTTTAACTGTAATAGGTACAACGGATTCTCTAGAGGTTATTTTATTTTTTAAAGCCCATTTTTCATATTCGTCTTGATTTTTCCAAATCCATTTATTTAATCCTAGTCTGGATAAATCTTTATAGGCTCGCCATGAGTGTAGAGTATGGGCCTGTTCCATAACAGTATTTAAAATAATATTTTTAGGGTCTTCAATTCGTCCCATAAGTCTTGCTACTTCATCAGGAATATTTTTTGCATCTTTAAAAATTTGTCCTGAAATCCCTACATCTTTAGCTGCCGCTGCAATGTCTTGAAGTCTTTTACCTGAAGTGCTTCCTTCTGATCTGCCAATCGTGAGAAGATCATTAACTTTTCCCTTTGCCATTTGTTTTAGATCTCCTGTAGAAAGATTTCTATAACTTGGTTTTAAAAGTTTCATAAAATATTCTACGGCATCATCATAAACTTCTTTAGGTGGACGCCATTTAGAATTTTGAAAAATACGGTAGCTTGTGTGAAGATATTTCCCCATATTATCAATCAGAGTTTGCTTAACATCTAGGGCTTTATCTTTAATAAGCGGTTGTAATTCTTCTGTTTGCCTATCTATTATTCTTCTTATCTCTCGGGCATCAAATCTTAAAGACTTAGGAAGAGATTCAACTTTTATTTGGCCTCGCATAAATCTTAGGACATCATCCCAGTGTCTTAATGCAGCGTTTTGAGTTTCAGTGTTAAAGGCATTAGATAGAAAACCTTTATCTAGTAGTTTGTACATAAGTCTATCTAAATTTTTCATATGAAGATCAACTTTTTTACTGGCTGCTCTTATTTTGTCGTCGACTGTTCGTAAAATTTGTCCTGTTTGAGGATCATGTAAAAAATCTGATCTAAATCGAGCGTGGGTTTCGGCTACAGCTCTTCTAATATAAGATTTCCAGTTACCACCATTGAAGGCTTCAAATTTCCATAAATGGGAATCAGGAATTCCTAATTTATTCTTAACCTTGGCACCCCCTTTAGTAATTAATCTAAACCAACCAGGAAGAGATGCAGTATCTGCGTATTTAGATTTAGCTAATTTCTCTTGCCATTTAAATTTTTTTAATTCTAATAAAGTTTTAGGCATAGGAGTTTTACTAAAAGGAATTTTAGCTCTAGACCATGGGTTAGTAATGGCCGCACCTTGTCTCGCAACATCATAAGTTAGAAGGCGGGCAGGTAGAACGAGGGCTGGTTCCACACCATACTTTAAACCAACACCCATAGTTTTAGCGGCTAGTTTTAAGCTGGGACCCACTAAAGTCATGCTTCCAAATAAAGCAGTACCTTCTGCACCAAATATTAATTTGTTTTTTAGAACAGCTGCCGCTCTATCTTTGCCAGTTAGGCCTTTTAAATCTATTGTTTTACTTTTTGTTAAAACTTTTTGAAGTTTGTTCCCATCTTTAGAACCAAAGATGTCTCCGAGAGTCATATTGGACTGGTTAGAAACAACAGTGTCTCCTAATGCAGCCGGAAGAACCCAATAGCCACCAAATTTAGCTAGATTAACAGAATACTTTCCGAGTTTAGATCCTTTGGAAATCTTCTCTGCACTTTCGAGTAAAGTTTTACCGGCTAATTTTTTTTTACCGGCTTTCTTTAAAATTTTAGTTACAATTTTTCTGGCAATACCCCACCCTAAACCATACTGAGTTAAGACTGAAACAGCTTTGGCAAAAGATCCACTGCCTTGGCCATAGATTTCTTCTAAATCTAATGCCGGCATAGCTTTTTCTAATTTTGCTAAAGCATCATCACTAAGACCAGTAGTGTCTCCAATAACGGCTGCGAGTTCTGCTGCTCCTTGATAAGCATTATAAACCCCTGAGCTCACTCCAACGATAGGTTGGATATAAGGTTTTTTAATAAGGGTTCTTATCTTTTGTTTACCTGCTTCTTCTGTTGAACGGTAGGTTAGATCATATAAACTGCTTCCAAGATATAAAAAGTCGGTATATTTTTTGTAGTTATCGGGATGAACTTTTTCCTTAACCTTTTTAAGGTCATCAAAAACTGTAGATTCACCCGTCGTTAAAAGCTGATCAATATGCTCTTCAACAATGCTAGTATCTTGATTAAAAATTTCATAGAGACGTTCTATGTCTCCTTTTTTAGGAAGCTTTCTTATCTTTTTCTTATATTCATCCGAAGGAATTGCTCTTCCTTGATTTTTTTCGTTTATTTCTGATTGTTTTTTTAAGGGACCCCAGACTGTGACGGCTGCTTTTTCAAAAAAAGTTCTCTCTTCTTCTGGTTTAGCAAGAATCTGGTCTAATTTAGAATTCTTTTTCCATGCCATGGTCTAATTCTCCTTTAAGCCATGTCATCTGTTGGTAATACTAACTCGACTCCATATTTTCGGTTAAAATCCATTACATCAGACTGACTTTCGATTTCTGCAAAATCTCTAAAGGCTTCTTCATTGTAAGCAATTAGTCTTACAACGTCATCTGTTATCTCTTGAGGGAGTCTGGCTCTTAAGAGTCTGTACGGGTCTTCAGTTTGTCCTGAAAAAATATCCTCTGCAGGAGATTCTTCAGTCATCGTATCAGTCATCGTATCAGTCATTGTAATTCCTTCAGGGCTGTTAGTAACTGTTTCGGTATTTGTAAAACTCGCTTGTTGAGCATCTCCAGCTGTACCGGGATAAGATTGTTGAAGACCAATTCTATCTTTCCTTACTCTTCCACCTTTTGCTCCACTTGGTGGTTTTCCCCATAAGCCACCTGTTAGTTGATAGATGATTAGGTCTCGAGCGGCTTGAATTCCGTCTTCTCCAAGTTCTTCAATTGATTTGTCTGTCATTGGAATTTGTTCATTAGCAGCTATAACTGCTTCTGCATACGTCATGTATTTACCTTTAGTAGCAACAATCATAAGGTTTTCGTATTGAGCTCTTTTCTCTGGTGGAATTTTATCTGCAGTTATGTATTCTTTAAGTAGTTCTTGATAAAGAAGTTCTGCTTCTTGTATCATCTCTTGTTGTCTATCTACTTCTAATTTTCTATTCGCATTTATTTTAGCCGCTTCCATACTTCCCCAGACAGATTTTTCTGTTCTAGCCATAGCTGCATCTTCTTCTGCTTTTTTTGCAATCGCTGCTTCTTGTGCTTCAACATTAGAAAGAGCGGCTAGTTTTCTTTCATTTTCTCTATCGGTTCTAACTTTGGTAATATTTTGAGCTTGATCATAGCCCATCTCGCCAATGGTTTTAGCTGTGCCATCTTCTTTATAAGGATTGCCGTAAGCACCAAAAGACCCGATGACATCACTTAGCCATTCACCTTTTTTAGGTGCAAAGATTTCTTCCTTTTCAATGGCCAATTCTTCTAGAGTTTTTCCAGCATATCCACCTGGGTGCTGTACTAATCCTCTTCTAGGTGTATCTAAACCTGAGGTAATACCAGTTCCTTGAGCAGAGTATCCCATTCCTCCTCGCTTAAACATCGGTCTTTTTAAAATTCTATTGTACATTAAGTTACCTGTGTCATTTGTTTATTCTTTGGATCATTCAGGACCTGCCACATATTAGCAAAGCCACCAATGCCAGTCGCTACTGGACTAGGTGTAAATTTCTGTGTTGGTGATCCAGGCATTGCTCCTGCAATTGAACCGTAGATGTTTGCAACATCTGTTAATCTGTTCATTGGTAATGTGTAAGCGGTTTGTCCAGCTGCTGCTAGTTGATTTAATTTTTGTTGTTCTAATGCTTGTGCTTGTGCGCCTACTGCTTCTAGTCCGGCAATTCCTTGTGACTCCAGTCCAGTTTGAAAGGTAGCCATATTTTGTAAGTTTGCTAGTTGTTGCTGCTGTTGAGTTAACGCTTGATTATATCCTTGACCATATAGACCTGCTAGTAATGCTGCTCTGTTTCTATCTGATTCTGTTTGATAGGTACCCATTTCAACCCCGTGTCTACCACCACCAAAAGCTCCCGCAGTCATGGCTCGATCAGAGATAGCTTGTCTTCCTCTTCCAGCTTGAACATCCCACTCTTGCATAGTTGTGTCTATGATTTCTTTTTGGTAAGGTGACATAAATTCTTGATAACCTTTAGCTGGGTCTAATAAATTTTGTTGAGAAACTTGATCTAAGTATGGTTGATAACTTGCAACCCCTGTACCACCCGTAAATCCGGTAAGCATTCCTGTAGCATCTCTTTGAATTTGGCCCATGCCATACATGTCCGCCAGTCGTTGCTGTGATTTTTGTTGAAAGCCTGTTGGACCTGCAACTTTTGCAGTCATCGCTCCAACGTCAATAGGAGTCCCTAGTTGCCCGATACCATATTTAAGAATATTCTGTCCGTAAGGAGCTAGAATACCTGAAGGTAACAAACCTGCTTGATCGTAGTTAACTGCCATTATGCTGTCATCCTTTTAGCTGTTGGTTGAGCTTCTAAGTGTTTCATTGTGTCATACATTCTTTGTGCACCTTTGTTAATGCTGCCACCACCTGCAGCTCTTACTGCATCGGCTGTCATTACAAATTCGTTTTTAGATAATCTTGCTGGGACATCATCTTTTTTTTCGTACTCTCCAATTGGAACAAAGCCACCAGTCGTTCTATAATCTTTTTCTAGTCCTCCTAGATTCATGATGCCACCATTGTCTCTTTTGACTCTTCCGCCTTTAGCCATGTTAACTCCATGCCAATCATCAGTATCAAAGAAGTTACTAAAATTTCCATAGTGTGCTTGAATATCATCTGGAAGAATATTCCAAATTCTAAAAGCTTTGTCTTGTCCCCAAGCAGTATGTGTACCGCCCATCTCATACCCAATTCTTCCACCATTTCTCAAACCTGCTATGCCACCTTTTGCAAAAGGTGCAATTTGTTTTTTATATGTTTGTGCTTCTTCTATAGTATCAAATTCTATTACTCGACCATCATTACCCATAACTTTCCATTTTCCACTCATTATATCCTGTACTATTATAGGTTCTCCTCTGCCCGTAGTGTCTATAGATATTATCATATCATTTATGTCGAATTCGTTTGTATTGGATTGACCCATTCCTTGTTGACCCATTCTAGAACCTGCTTCCTCTTCCACATCAGATTTTCTAACAATCCAATCTGGGTCAGCATAACGAGCTCTTCCACCGTGTCTTAAACCAATGATACCACCTTGCGCTGCCATTATCTCTTGAATAGCTGCATCTTGTGCTCCTTGTGTTGGTTGATAAGGTGGATTGTTAAAATTACCTTTAGCCATCGGCATGTCTCCTTGAACTTCTTCTTGACTAATATAATCCATCCAATCTCCACTCTGAAAGAAAATATTAAAATCCATTTGGTATATTCCTTGATCTATTTGTCCTGATTCCCATACCTGTTGTGCATTTAGCCTATCACTTCCCGTGTCAGGAAATGCTGCCATAGGACCTATGGGAACTCCTTCTTCTTTTTGAAGTTCAAAAGGAGTAATTACTTCTTCATCCATTTCCATTACGTCAACTTCTTCAGGTCCTCTTGCATATCTCTTTCTTTGTCTTGTAGGTAAATTCATTAAACCACCTTTAGCTGCAACTGCAGTAAAACTACTGACATCAGCTTTAGTTTGTGGAACGTTTGTTACTTCCATAGGCATAAGATTCAAGTCGATAGCCGCTTGTGCCTCTTGGCCAGCTGCGTCAACTTGTTTCATGTATTCCCTATAAGCAGCTTCTTCTATTTCGTTTCTACGTTTTTGGTCTTTGTAATCTATTGCATATTTAGCTGCTGCACCTCCAATTTTAGCGAGGTCTTTATAGTTTTTTGCTGCCCAACTAATTATATCATCTATCATTTTATTCTATTCCTTAATGTATGATTATATATGAAAATCGCAGGGATTTCACCTGAGCCTATCAGTTTACTTGTTTTTTTGTTCATCGTCAATATCTTATACATTACCTGTACCAGCTCCTAAATGGATCTGTGCTACTTTTACATGTACATCTCTTCGGATGTGTTCTCTTTTAGTAGCTGTAGCTGGATTGTCTACATCATCATCAGCTTCTTTGTCTGACATATACTCTTGACCTGTTTCTTGGTTGGTAAGAGTTACCTCGACTTGTGGCTTGATAAAATGGACTGTTTTCCCATCAATTTCTTGGGTTTCTCTACTTGCTTCTTGTTCAATAAATGGCATAATCCTCCTATGATCTGCTTGTTTGTAGCACAGCGGCCGTCATTGTTATAGCATTAGCTTGACTCGCTTGCATTTGAATTTTATCTCCGGCTTCTAATATTAACACATTGTTAAAGGTTAGTAAATCCACGCTATTACTCGCATCTACTGTTATTTTTTGATATTCAAAAGTGGTGCTTGAAGAGGCATCATATACGGTAACAGTGACATCTAGATTACTTCCATGATTATTATATAAATTAATAGTCTTGACAATAGAAGTTGTTTCATCAGGAACGAGATACATTTCCTGTGTGGGACTGGTACTGTCTAATAATTTTTGAATGTTTTTATATACGTTTGCCATTAGCTTAAAAAGAAATTAACCCTTTCTTGATCGTCTTTATCAGGCTGCATATATGTTGAATTTAACTGTTCTATAAGAGAACTGATAGATCTGTTGATTTGTCTTTGGTTATCTTCTGTATATTCTTTTCTAGGTTCTGGTAGTCTTATTACTATTTTAGCCATTATCTTCTCCCATCCGCTTGAACATCTACTTGGAAAGTTCCATATCTCCAGTCCTCACCAGCACTTTCGTTCTCTATTTTAACACTTGCATATCTTCCTCTAGCTCGGGTATTGAATTGTGTAGAACTAGGCAGCACATTAAAAGGACTTAAGGTACTATCGGTTCTTGAAGATGAAGGAAAATTTTTTAAACCTACCGTTACTTTAGCAGTACCAGTTAAAGTTTTAAAATCAGGAATGAATCTTCTCATCGCTAAAAAATATTCTCCCATCCCTTTATCCGTTTGAATAGCAAAATCAAAAGATTGCAGAGAAGAAGTTAAAGCAGTTGTAGATCCATCGGGATTTAATTGATCGGTTCCAGTTTCTTGTTGAAAGTAAACAGTCTGGCCTAATCCTGTTTCACCAATAATACTTGGAAAAGTCCCTGTTGCTGAACTATTAAATTGAGTAGCATAAGGTTTTGGATAAACAATAGAATCAATCCATGTAGTTCGAATAGAATTAGTATTAACTCCTGTATACCAAACGCCAGTTGGAAGTTGAGTTTTTTCTCCATAATTATATATGACATATTTGTCATTGTAGGTTTCACCAGAACTTGGGTAGTACCAAATTACTTCGGTAAATAAGTTATTAATACCCGCATATACTTGTTGTCCTTTAGTAGTGTCAAAATCACTATAAACATAGTCTTCTACTGAACAAGATAAAGAATTAACCGTACCATCAAAGGAGAAGAAACCATTGTTCCCCATCCAATAAGCAACACCATCAATCTCACAGCAGGCATTCTGACCAATTAATCCACAGTTTGTACCTACCTGTTCAAATCCAAAGGTAAATGGCGCGCCTACAAATTTCATAGAGTAGAGAGCATTGTCGGTCCAGACTAAAATATTTTCTTTTCCTTTAATAGCCCCCATAATTTTTGTACCATCTTGAAGTCTTTGTGTACCTGCAGTATTGTCCGCTTCTGGAGCAAAAATATTAATCTGTTCTTGATCCGAGAATCTAATAAATAGATCGTCTTGAGTGGAGTCGGTTCCAATAGTTGTTTCAGTTCCAAAGTGAATTAAGTGCCGAGTTGTTGGAGAAACTAATGTCATTCGACTTGCTGTCGGGTTACCTTTAGCAGTACCTGCTACTAACGCTGTTACATAATTAGCCGTTGTAGTTGAAGCTCTGTTGGTAAATCTTGCTGATCCGCTTATCCCTGAATTCCATGTATATGTTTTTCCATTTGCAATCGTTGCAACTAAAACTTCTCCCCAGTTTCCTAGTGACCAGAGACCTGGTTCTAGTGTAACGTCAGAAGCATTAACTGCATTTCCCCATTGAGTATAATTTGTTGCATCATAAACTATCGTGCCATCACTATGTGCACTTCCCGTTGTACCAGAAACAGCTGTTCCATAAGCTCCTCTAGTAATCGTTGTTAAATCATTTGAAGAAATACCAGTGTATTTAATTAACTCACTATCAACTAAAATAGTTCCATTGCTTGAAGTAAATCCTGTTGTTGAATCTAAAGTAATACTAGTTCCTGATCCGCCGGTTCCAGCTGTATCGGCATTTAAAGCTCCATCTAAATTACTAGTTTGAACACCAGTAATAGTTCCGCCATAATTACCAACACCAAATCCATAACCATACGTTTGAGCAGCGGGACCCACAGTTGCATAAGGTTGAACTTTCATACTTCCACCAGTTCCAACTACAGATGTAGCTTGATTTGAAGAGTTGATAGTAAAAGTCACAGAGGTAGGAACCGATAAAACCTGAAATTTTTTATCTTCGAACTGCGTAGCAAGTAATCCCGTACCACCCGGTAGGGTAACAGTGTTTAAAACAATAATATCTCCTACTTCTAATCCATGATTAGAACCAGTTGTAATAGTACATTGTTTAGTTGTAGTACTATCTGTTGCTAATGTTGAACCTGTAAATTCGGTTTGAACACCAGCATTGTCAGAACGCCAAGGTGTTATATCGTAAAGAGTTCCTTCAAAATATATAAGTAAAAATTTATCAGTACCAATGGCTACATATTTATTGCCATCAGTATCTACGAATGCGTGTTGCCTTCTAGCCACACCTACAATAGTGTCAGTTAATAAAGAAGACCATCCTCCTACTTTTTCTGGAAGATTATATCTCCATCTAACATTGTCGGAATCTACCCAACGATCGGTTGCTCCGACAGCAGTATCCTGCTTATCGACACCCGGCTGAAATTTCATTTCAAAGAGAGCCATAAGTTTAGCTCCTAAGCTGTATTGGTTTTGTAAGCCCAGCCTCTAGTTGCATCTACATACACTAGGGTAATGGCTTGACTATCTGTATTGAGGGTTAAATCAGATGTAGCAGTATTAATGGGCTGTCCGTTTCTTCCTATGGTACAGTTATTTGAATTCCAAGTTCCTCTGGTATCCATAACCATTACTTCATCTCCCACACTAGGAGAAGCCGGTAAATTAACGGTAATAGGGTTTGCTGTTGTGTTGGCAAAAATCTGTGCCCCAGCCACAGCAGTATAAGGACTGTTTGAATTGGTAATAGTTGCATATCCTTTTTCAAGAATAGTAACTACTGTTTCGGTTCCATTTGATTTACATAAAACTGTTGCTCCTGGAGGAATAGGTTGCTCTGTTCCTGAAGCAGTTAATACTCCTAGAGTTCTATTAGACGTTCCTCTAACAGTATCATCTTTCATAATCCAGACTCTTTCTGCAGTACCTGGCATAGTAACTGTTCTGTTAGCTGCTAAAGTACCATAAAGTCTATAGTATATATTTTTACCTGTAGAAGTTGCTCCATCTGTTAAGACAAGCGTAGAGCTACCTGCAGATAAATCCACATCTAATACACCAGTTGAAGTTTGCTCTACAATTTGTAAGTTTGTGTTAGTTATAGTGCCCCATAAACCAGCTTTTTCACCAGTTGTTATGAGTTCTAATTGAGCGTTTGTTGAATAAGTTGATGCCATAATATTACGTTCCCGTGTCTATTGGTGTCCAGACCATAGTTGCGCCTGGAATAATTTCACTCCATGTTATTGCTTGTGCCGTTCCTGTAGCAAGCGTAAGCGTGCTTCCTGTAGGATCAACATTTGCGTCTGCAGTTATTGTAACAGTTCCGCTTGAAATTACAAGGCTATTTCCGCTTGGAGAAATAGTGGCACCTGCCGTGACCGTCACGTTTCCTGTGCCTAGGGTTACCTGAGAACCGGTAACACTAAGGTTGGCGTCTCCTGTAATAGTTACACTACCGAAACCTAAAACAACCTGACTTGGAGTAGGGATTTCTACAATAGAATCTGCACTAATATTAGTATCTCCAATACTAATAGTTACTTGATTGCCGGTAACTGAAATAGTTACACTATTGTCTGGACCCGCTGTTGATATGGGTAATTCTGCAAATGCGCCAAAGCCTAATAACATAAAATATAATCCTTAGAAGGAGACAGGGGGTATGTGGTGGATCCCTGCCTCCATCAAAGAATTATATCATCGTTTAAACCAAGAAGGAAGACCTAAATGTGGACGTTTGTCAAACATATTTTCTTTGGCGCCAGGGGTCTTACGATTATTATAATGTAAAAATACTTGTACACATTCTTTACCTTTAAACTTTTCTCTCCAATGCTCTAGTTCACAGCCACTATAAACCAGCATATCTCCTTGTTTTAAATCTACTTTAATACCCTTCTTCCCCTCCTGACCAGATGGCTCAAGATAAATTGGCCATGGGTCTCCTCCAAGATTCATGGTTGTAGATATTTCACAACTAAATCGATCTTTATGTCTTTTTAGAATATCCCCTTTTTTATAAAGTCGAGCAAAACTATAAGCGGGAGTTAATTTTAATCCCGTAGTCTTTTCCATAAGAGGTTGACATTTCAACATTAAAGTTTCCATGGCGATATCTGAATAACAAGAATAGGTATGTGGAATCTGACCATCCGCTGGTTCATACTCGCCTAATAAATTTTCAAAAGGTGAAATAAATCTTGTTGCTCGACAGGTATCATAAACTTGTTTTTTTAGGGCAAAGTAATTAGCTACAAAGGCAGCTAAGTCTTTTGAAATAGCTTGTCTAATAACTACATATTTATTTTTTTTAAACGACATCTTTAGCCATGTCTTTTAATACAGCTGATATATTAAAATGAATAAATCTAAACGGAGCGTTACCATAATCTACAGAAAATTCATGTTCTAAGTACCCTGGAAAAAACATAAGCAATCCTGGTTCCGCTTTAAAATGAATGAGTTCTGTGCCGGGCCATATTCCTTTTTGATTTTTCATATGTAATTTAGTTGCTCTTGCTCCAGTTCTAGGTTCGTGAAATACTGGCATCGATGTCTTCTCACTACCTTTTAAAAAATAAAAACCATTGACGTGAGTGTTCCAATGTACGTGCGCTGAATGATTTCCTCCACCTTTCTTAGCAAATTCTTGTACCCACATTTGTTCAAAGAAAGTGGTATACTTACTCATATCAAATCCTGAATGATCTAAAAACTCCCAACACTTTTGACCCACATAATTTCTAAAATCCATAAACTGAGTGTCAGTTAGTAATTGAGTTGAATGCCACGAGGTGCCAAAATCACCGTGAGCTTTAATATGAGCTTTAGCTTCCTTAGTTTTTCTGGCTTCTTTAATATATGGATCGGAAGCTTTGTTTAAAGACTTAACAAAGTCTTTTTTAATTTCACTCCATATAGGTGTTACAAAATAATTATTTATATACATTATCTAAAGGGCTTTCCTAAATGCCAGACAACAAGACTATATCTTGTGCCAGCGGTTACTGGTTTAACTCTATGCCATAGGTGTGAAGGAAATACTACGATAGAGCCTTTAGGTAATATTTCAGGTACGCTTCTTATATGTTTACTTTCATCTCTCATATGAGGATCATAATTTCTAAAATCAAATTCTAATTCTCCACCCCTGTACTCTGAGCCATCAGTTAACTGACAAGTCATAGATAGTTTTCTAACTTTGCCATTAGTAGGATCTCCTTCTTTTCTTTGATAAGGCTTATCCCAAGGATCGTTATGCCAATCGTAATATTGATGTAATTTATATTTTGTAAATTGACAAGACTCAGAAAAATCCCACTGAAAATTCCAACCAGCGTTTCTATTGGCTTCGTGTACATAGGGGTGTATTTCTTTATATATCCAAGTATCATTTAACCACACTAAATCTGATTTTCTTTTTCTTTGTATATTTTTAACATCTTCTTTTGATAATTTTTCTTTGTCATAGCCACCGGTTCTAGCTAATACTTCTTCTTTTGATAATGCATATTTAATCACTTCGTCACAGAATCGTGGTGTTAGTGCAGATTTAAAATACCAAAAATAATTAGATAAATTCATAGGTTGTAGTTAAAATAAAGTTTAAAGAATCTTTTTGATTATTGGTTATGTAATACATTTGTGTAGAAGGAAACATAATAAAACCATTATTTCTTAATGGTATATCCCAACTTCTTCCTGCTCTTCGATTGTCGTCATAATGGATTCTAACACTACAGTCTTTAACGTTGACACCATATAACAAAGTGTAATCTGGAGAATTTCTAAGGTCGACTGGATCTATATTAAGTAAAGGAACGGAAATTTCTTTTGGTTTATAAGTATTTCCCCACGTTTCTTTATTAACTAATTGAAAACCATATTCCAGATTAATATGTTCTCTTAAATAAGTATTGAGTTTATCCCATTCTCTTGAAAATGGAAATTTTTTGTTGTGAATTATTGATTGTAAAATGTCGCCTGATAATTTATCTCGGTCAATGTCCCAATCTTTAGGCATTGCCACATCACCATAATATAGAGCTTGCTCTGTTAATACTTTCTTTTGCATACCTACCACCATAAGTAATATTATTTAATTAAACTGTCAATAAAATTATACTGCGGGAGTTTTGTCCCAAGATTGGCCGGCTTCATTCCAGACATACTGAGTCTGAGCTGCTTTTTCTTCATCCGTTAAATCATCTGGAGCGTCACCAATTGGTGAATGCCAGGTAGCTGTAGTAGTATTTAAAACCCAACTTGCATAAGGTTTTTTAGGATAGAATATATTATTATCTTCATCCCAGATCATGCCTATACCTGCATAGTTTCCTCTTAATGCTTTAGAGTCATCGCCTGAACTATGTTTTCCGTGAGATGTATTATAAGATGTTTGAATCCACATTTGAGCAGGCCAGTTATTGTGTCGTTCTAAATATTGTTGTCCTACTGATTCATCTTCAACACCATCAGAGTTAAGCATATCATTATTATTTAAAGTCAATACTTGAATAACTCTTGAGTTAGCTCCTAGTTTTGCAAAGTGTGCCATAATTTTCTCCTTATATATTAATTTTAAATTTGTGTAAATACATATTAATTATTGAAATTTATACCTTATTACTACTACACCTGAACCACCATTTGCACCATCTACACCTGGTGCGTCAGAGCCACCACCTCCTCCACCACCTAAATTGGTTGTTCCTGCCACTCCAGCACCCGCTGGAAGAGTACCTCCAGCACCACCTCCACCTGGACCACCGGTCCCACCAGTAGAAACAGGAGCATTAACTCCAGTAGTTCCACCTCCGCCACCACCGCCTCTTGTTACTGATGCGCCTGTTACTGATGATGCTACTCCGCATCCGCCATTACCCGCTGCGTTACCACCAGGAGTTACTCCAATTGCTCCGGCACCACCACCGCCTGCAGCATTTGTAGCCCCACTTGGGCTATAATTATTAAATCCTTTTCCACCTGTATTTCCTTGAGGAGGAGTTGTTGGTGGAGTATTACCTACTCCTTTAACAGCACAAGGGGTTGCGTGAGGACCAGGGGCTCCAGGAAAAATATATCCACCTCCACCTCCTGAACCACCATCTAGACCTTCACCAGAACCAGGGGCAGCATAAGATGATCCGCCTCCACCACCTGCTGAAGTTATTGAATCAAAAGTTGAAGGACTACCAGTAGTACCAGCAGTTGAAGCAGGAATTCCAGCTCCACCTCCCCCTACTGTTATTGGATAAGGACTTGCGCTAAGTGTAATGGCATTGGTTGGTGAATTTGCTACTAAAGGGGATGCTGTAAAATTATCTATTGTTGCATTTCTTCCTTCTCTATAACCCCCAGCGCCACCACCACCACCTACTCCAGAACCTCCTGCTCCACCGCCTGCTACTACCGTATATCCTACTGTGTTTTCTGCAACTGTAGTTGAAATTGATGATACACAAAAAGTACCTGGTCCCACGAATGTTGCGACTTTGATATTAGCACAACAAGGCGCTGTTGTTAAAGTATTACAAGCTCCACTAACTGTAGCTGTAACAAAAGTTTCTCCTATAACATTTGATGTTGAATCTTGAACATTTTTCCAACCCTCTGTCCCATCTACATACACAAAAGTTACAGATTGACCTTCGGTTGACAAAGTTGCACTAGCATTTGTTCCACCTATTTTTTCTGAACCATTAGGTGTAACTGTTAAATTATTTGATGCAAAAGTATTTGTATAATCTACGACAGAAACTATGTTTCCAGCAGAACCTGCTGGTAAATTCATTGTAAAACCACCACTTGTAGTATTTGCAAAATAACCTTCACCTGTTGCTGCTGTAAAAGTTCCTGTCTTAATACTTCCTGTCTGCCAATCAACTGCACCTGTAGGACCAAAACCTGTTGCTGTTCCAGAGTTTGAAATTGTTGCACCAGAAGGAATCGTGAAAGTATCTCCACTATCTCCTAATGTAACAGTTCCACAATTGGTTCTTGGACTAATTTTATTTACTTTAACTTCACTCATTATTGATATTTATACCTTAATATTATTATCCCTGAACCCCCTGTTCCACTAGTTCCTGGTGTTCCTGTTCCTTTTCCTCCTCCACCACCTCCAGTATTGACTGTTCCACTAGTTCCTGTTCCTGTACCACTTACTCCAGCTCCACCACCACCATTTCCACCAGCTCCACCAGCTCCAACTTCCGATCCAGCACCACCTCCTCCAGCTCTAGCTGTCGGTGTTCCATTAATACTTGAAATTCCTCCTGCGCCTCCAACACCACCAGGTCCGTTTGGCGCTCCGGCTGCTCCTGCACATAATGCACCACCTCCACCTCCACCTGCGTCTATACTTCCTGGACTTGTACCTGGAGTTGCTGGACCTCCAGCAGTTCCTTGCACAGGATTAGTTACTGGACTTGCAGCTCCGCCAGAAGAACCAACACATCCTGATCTACCACCACCGCCTCCACCAGAACCTCCTGATTTGGGACCTCCACCACAAGGTACAGGTAAATTAAATTGAGCACCACCTCCACCCCCAGTTCCAGTTATTGTTGAAAAAGTTGAATCACTACCATTGCCACCTGGACCATTAGGGGGAGCTATTGATCCTCCACTACCAACTGTTATTGGATAACCTGTAGCTGTAACTGTAATAGCTGTTGCTGGAGCAGCACCTCTTGGAGAAACTGTATAACATCCTGTAGCTGATCCTGGAGATTCTCTATATCCTCCAGCTCCACCT